ACGCGCTTGATTTTGGAGCGCACCTAAACCATGCACGTCAGACAACAACTGCGGGACGCAATCGTCACCGCAGTGACTGGGCTCGCCACCACGGGGGCTCGCGTCTACACCGCGCGGGTGTATCCGGCGCAAGACAGTGAGCTGCCGCATCTTGAGGTCAACACCGTTGATGAAGATGCCGAGCTCGTCAGCGTCCATCCGCAGGGCACGTTAGAGCGGCGTCTCACCATTGAGATCACCGCGCGCGCCCGCGCCACCAGCGGCCTGGCCAACACGCTCGACGACATCACAGAGCAGGTGGAGACCGCCCTGGGCGGCGCAATCACCGTCAGCAGCAAATCAGTGCCGCTCAGTTATCAGGGCGCATCCATCCAGTTTTCAGGCGAGGCCGATCAGCCCATCGGTATCGCTGTCCTGCGCTACCAAGCAACCCTCTACACCGCCGCCAACGCGCCGGGCACGTTGGTTAACGGCTAATTCACCGGCAACACCACAGGAGTTTTAAAAAATGGCAACCGTTCGCAAGTGGAGCAATGTCGCCGTCGCAATGCAGTCGGCTTTGGGCTCTTCAAAAACCATCACCGCAGTCACCAAAGCAAACCCTGGGGTGGCTACGTCCACAGCGCACGGATTCGTGAATGGAGATTACGTGCTGCTCACCGTTAGCGGCATGTACCAGATTGATGGCAAGGTGGTGCGTGTGGCCAACACCACCGCGAACACATTTGAACTCGAAGGCATCAACACCACCAGCTTTGACACCTTTAGCAGTGGCACAGCGGCGGCCATTACTTTTGGCACCAGCATCACCACCGCAACCGATATCAACGCCAGTGGTGGCGACTTTGATTTCATCGACACCACCACCATACACAGCAACGTCAAAACGCAGATCCCCGGTGCGGCCAACCCTGCCACGTACACATTCAACAATCTGTGGGACGTGTCCGACACGGGTCTTGCCGCGCTCAAATCTGCCAGCGACGCTCAGGCCCAGCGCGCATTCAAATTCACCTTTGGCACAGGCGGGCAAATCATGGCGTTTGCCGGCTACGTCGGCGCCACGCTGCTGCCCACGGGAAGCGCGCAAGACAAAGTGGTGACGCCTGCCACCATCACCATGTTTGGCACACCGACGTATTACGCCTCATGAGCGCCCTGATTGAGCGGCTGCGCCGCAATCGTGAGCACAGGGTCGAGGCAGGCGGCCGTACCTTCATCGTGCGCCGCCCCACCGATCTTGAGTGGGCTGAGATGCGAGAAGACCTCAACGCCCGCAGCCTCGTTAGGTACGTGGTGGGTTGGGAGGGTGTTACCGAGATTGACCTCTACGCAGGAGGCACCGGTCACCCGGTGCCGTTTGATTCCGCGCTGGCCATGGAATGGCTTTCTGATCGGCCAGATCTGTTTGTCATCGTGACGCAAAAAATCATTGATCTGTACCGCGAGCACGTCGAAGCCAAAGGCGCCGCCCAAAAAAACTAACCGCGTGGCTCGAAGCGCTAGACCACCCCTTTGAGCCACCGCCCGCGCCAAAACAAGCCTGCGCCGCCGTTGCGGCCTGGAACCTCATGGGTGGTCTGGATTGGCCTGCGCTGCCCATCGTATGTGACGTGCTGGGTGTGCAAGACATCGAAACGCTAATCGTCCAGCTCGTGGCGATACGCGACCACCAAAACGGAAAACTCCATGGCAACTAAAGCATCGGTACAGATCGAAGCCGAAGACAAGTTCTCGTCTACCGTGCGTGCGGCTAAAGCTCAGTTTGCTGGGTTGCAGGAATCCATCGGCCGCGTGACTGCGGTGACTGGCACGCTGGGTGGTGGGTTTACTTCACTGGCCGCCACTTTTGCTGCGGGCGGAATTATTGGCGGCATCAAGTCCATGGTGAGCGCTTTCGACGATCTCGACGAAGCTGCACAGGGCGCAGGTGTCGGCGCGGTGGCCTTGGCGGAAATGCGCACCGCTGCCCAGTTTGCGGGCGTGGGCGCGGAAAAGCTCGATGGCGCGTTGTCCAAACTTAACGTCAAGATCGCCGACGCGGCCGGTGGCAGTAAAGACGCCGTGGCCGCATTTAGCGCCATTGGCGTGAGCTTTAAAGACGTGCACGGCAACGTGCGCAGTACCGAAGACGTGCTGCGCGACGTGGCCGACAAGTTCAGCACCTACCGCGACGGCGCCGAGAAAAGCGCCTTGGCGGTGGAATTGTTCGGCAAGGCCGGCGCAAAGATGGTGCCCCTTCTCAATGGCGGCGCCGACGGCCTGCGTCGCTTCAGTGGACTCACTGACGAGACCGTGCAGCAAGCGGCCAAGCTGCAAGCGGAGTTCGACAAGCTCAGCGCCAATGCCGAAAAAGTAAAAAACGCCTTTGCTGGCGTCGTCATACCCGCCATCAATCAAACCATCGACGTGATGGGGCGTATGGACTGGAAGAGCTTTGTAGGCTCGTTTGCACTTGGCCCTGCGGCTATCTTCCGGCAAGGCGATTTGATTCTCCAAGCCACAAAAGATCTTGAGGCCTACAACAAGGTGGCTGAAGAAAACAGGCGCTTGCTGGGTGACCCAAGACTTCCGGCAAACAGGAGCGGCAAGCCAGCCGCACCGGTCATCGACAAATCCGGGCCGCCAAAGGCTGAACAGATTTCAGATTCAACGCGCGCGCTGGGTGCGTTTGTTGACCAGCTCAACCGACAGAAAGAGGCTACCGAGGGCCTGCTCGAAGTCGAAAAGGCTCTGCAACTGCTCAAAGAAAATCCCAGCATCGACACGCCGCAGGTGCGTGAGATGTTGCTCAACCAAGCCAAGCTCGTTGACGATTTGGCGGCCGAGAAAAAAATGCGCGAAGACATCGCGGCCATCAACAAAAAAAATCTCGACGAAGAAATACAGGCTCACAAGCAATTGAATGACCAGATCATGGAATTGTCTGGCGTCACTGGCGAAAATAGAAAAATCGCTCTCACCGAAGAGCTGGACAAGATCATCACCAAAAGCAAAGAACTCGAAGCGCAGGGCCTGCCGCCGATTTTGAACCCGGAACAAATTGAAAACGCCGTCAAGGGCATTGCAGGCATCAAAGACGAACTCGCTAAAACATCCGACACCGCACAACAGTTCGCCATGACGTTTTCCTCCGCCCTAGAAGACGTGATCGTCAAGGGCGGTAACGTCAGCGACATGCTCCAAGGGTTGCTGCAAGACATTCTGCGCATTGCCACGCGCACACTCATCACCACGCCGCTCACGAATTTCCTGGGGGGCTTCTTTTCTGGCCTCGGTGGCCTTGGTGGCTTTGGCGGCGGAGGTGGTGGCGCTGGTGCGAGCGTGCCTGGCTTGGGCTCGGGAGATCTTCTCGGTGGCAGCCTGGGTCTGGCCAGCAACCGCCGCGGCGGCTCTGGTGTGACCGTGGTCTACAACATCGCCCAGGTCGGCAGCAACGTGTCGCGTGCCGACATGCTGAGCGCTATGCAGCAAACCCGCGCAGCCACCATCGGTGACCTGCAAGACATGAGCGCCCGCGGGCGATTGAAGCTCGCGTAGGCCATGGCAGATATCAATTGGACGACGGCGCTGCCATCGCCGTCGGGGATGACGTTCGGACTGCGCTCGTACACGCTCGATTTTCAAAGCTCTCTCACCGGCGGCGTGCAGACCGTAGCTATGCCCGGCGCGCGCTGGTTTGCCACGCTCACGTGGGAGGCGCTGCGCCTGGCCGATGCCGCGCGTTTGCAGGCCATGGCCGTCAGCCTGCGCGGTCGTGCCAACAGGCTCGTGCTGTGGAACATCGCCCGCCCCTCCATCCGTGGCATTGGTGGCGGCACGCCCTTGGTTAACGGTGCCGGGCAAACTGGCGCCACCATCAATATCGACGGCCTGCCGTCAAGCACCACCGGCGTGTACCTGGCCGGTGATTTTCTGGGCATTGGCGGCGAACTCAAGATGGTCGCGGCCGACGTCAACAGCAACGGCAGTGGACAAGCCGCCGTCACGTTTGAGCCGCCATTGCGCGCGGCTCCCGCCGATAACAGCGCCATCGTCACTTATCAGCCCACGGCCAAATTCATCCTCGTGAGCCCTGATGTGTCGTGGCAGCACAGCAACCCCATGTCGGTGGGTGGGTTTGAG